CCACAAGATGCGCCTTTTTGTGGGGATTACTACAGGAACTTAACAGAGCAAGACTTTGTAGAGAATTTTGATCTAGACAGTATGTTTTCTATTTATGTGTTCGGGGTAGGAGAGGCTACTAGGGATTTATACTTTTACGGAGTTAAAAAACTGTTGTAGAATAGCAACATCATCAACCATCAACCCAAAGGGAATGGAATGGAAAACGCTTTAGAAAACAACAATGTAGAGATTGAAACAAATAAGGCTGGCGCTCCTAAAGGGAACGATAACGCCAAGAAGAATAAGCTGTTCTATGACAGGATCAGAAAACACCTTGTCCAGAATCCTCAGAAGCTAGAAAAGATCGTTACAACGCTATGCCAGGCTGCTGAAGATGGTGAGCCTTGGGCTGTTAAAGAGATTATGGATCGTGTAGATGGCAAAGCAGTACAGGCCACAGAGATTAGCGGTGTAGATGGTGAAGCTATCGAGCTTAAACAGATTGAGTTCATTATCAAGCGCCCAGAGTGATCGAAGCAGAAGAAAAACTAAGTTTAGAAATTCCAGAGAAGCTAGAGTGCTTACTGGAAGATCATCGCTATAAGATTATCTATGGTGGGCGTGGTAGCTCTAAGTCTTGGACAGTAGCTAGAGTATTGCTTGCAATAGGCCGTAGGAAGAAGATCAGAGTGCTATGCGCTCGTGAGTTCCAGAACTCCATCTCTGACTCTGTTCATGCTTTGTTAGCAGATCAGATTAAGTCTATGGGGCTAGATGACTTCTACACCATTCAGAATACAAGTATCTTTGGTAAAAATGGCTCAGAGTTCCTGTTTGCTGGATTAAAGCACAATATTACTAAAATTAAGTCGTTTGAGGGTGTAGACATTTGCTGGGTGGAAGAAGCCCAGACTACATCTAAAAGCTCATGGGATGTATTGATTCCTACGATTCGTAAAGAAGGCTCAGAGATCTGGGTAACATTTAACCCAGAGCTAGATACAGATGAAACATATAAGCGATTCGTAGTAGTTCCGCCTAGTAACGCTAAAGTAGTAAAAGTAAACTGGTCTGACAATCCTTGGTTTCCTTCTGTTCTCAGAAGTGAGATGGAGGATCTAAAAGAACGGGATATGGATGCCTATCTCAATGTATGGGAAGGCAATATAAGACAAGTATTAGATGGCGCTGTATACGCTACAGAGCTTAGAAAAGCGCAAGAAGATAATCGTATTAAAGATGTTCCTGTAGACAAAGGTATTCTGGTATCAACATTCTGGGATCTTGGCTGGTCGGATATGACAAGTATTTGGTTCGTACAGACATTGCCAGGAGGCGAGGTTCGGATCATAGATTTCTATCAGAACCACCAAAAGACAATTGATTTTTATGTAAACCTTTTGCATGAAAAGGGCTACACTTATAGAGATCATTGGCTTCCGCATGATGCAGAACACAAGAACATGACAGGGCGAAGTACGAAAGAGATTATTGAATCAATGGGATTGCCAGTAAGGATTACTCCTAAACTGAGCATTTCTGAAGGTATTAACGCTGCTCGTATGCTGATGAATCGGTGCTATTTTGACCAGAGCAGATGTGCAGAGGGATTACAGGCATTAAGGCATTATCGGTACGCAGTTGATCCTGATACTAAAATGTTTAGCGATAAGCCTTTACATGACCAAAACTCACACGCTGCCGATGCTTGGCGGTATGTTGCCGTAGGGTTAGATGAGAAGCCATATACATGGGATAAACCCATAAATGTTAAAACAAACTGGATTGTGTAAATATGGATGAGAACAAGCTAAAAGGTATTCTGGACTCTGAGATCGAGAACTCCATTGGGTTCGTAGAAACAGAAACTACAGATGATCGCTCTAAGGCTATTAAATACTACAATCGTGAGCCGTATGGCAACGAAGTAGAAGGCCGTTCATCCATTGTTACTGGTGAAGTAGCAGAGGTAGTAGATGGCGCATTGCCACAATTACTGCGTATCTTTACCCAGTCTGATGAGTTAGTGCGCTTTGACCCTAAGTTCCCTGGCGATGAAGAAGCAGCTAAACAGGCCACAGAATACTGTAATTTAGTGTTTTTCCAAGATAACGATGGCGTTATCCTGATGCACGATTGGTTTAAAGATGCACTCTTGCAAAAGAACGGAATTGTTAAATACTGGTGGGAAGATAGCGAAGATCCTATTAAGGAAACTTACAAAGACCTCAATGCAGAAGAACTCACAATGCTCTTTGCAGATAATGAGATGGAGCTTGTAAGCCAAGACATGAACGAGATCTCTCCTGAGAGTATTGATCCTGTTAGCGGTATGTTGATTCCAGCTACTTACTCTTACGATGTAGTCATCAAGAAGAAAAAAGAAGCTGGGCGTGTAAAGGTTCAGAATGTACCTCCAGAGGAGTTCTTGATCTCTAAGCGTGATAAGAATATCCGTACTGCTCGCTTTGTAGCCCATCGTGTAATGATGACTCGCTCAGACTTAGTAGCTGCTGGCTATCCTAAAGATGTTGTAGATGAGCTTCCAGCATATAGCGATTTGACATACTCTCCAGAGCGTATTGCCCGTTATGATCGTGGCGAGATGCCTGATGAGGCGCAATCCTTAGACTTCTCTATGCAAGAGATTGAGGTATTTGAGTGCTACATCCGCACAGATTTAGATGATGACGGCATGGCAGAGCTGGTTAAGGTTACTTACGCTGGTATGACAGTCTTGGATAAGGAAGAAGTGGATCATATTCCATTCGCTTCTGTATGCCCTATTCCAATGCCACATAAGTTCTTTGGTCAAAGTCTGGCTGATCGTGCGATGGACATTCAGTTGATTAAGTCCACTATTACCCGTCAAATCCTAGATAACTTGTACCTTACCAATTTGCCTCGTATGACGGCTATTGATGGTCAAGTAAACATGGATGACTTGCTGACAGTAGCTCCTAACGGCATTGTTCGTATGAAAACACCAGGGGCAGTACAAGCCCTTACTGTTCCTCCTACAGCAGCTCAGAGCTTCCCTATGCTCGACTACATGGACAATGTATTGCAGAAGCGTTCTGGCGTTACCCAGACTAGCCAGGGCTTAGACCCTAATATTCTGCAAAATACTACTGCTACGGCTATTGCAGCTATGCAACAAGCTGGATCAGGCCGTATTGAGATGATTGCTCGTATCTTTGCTGATACTGGCGTTAAGGATCTGTTTACTGGAATTTTCCACTTGTTATGCAAGTACCAAGATAAGGCTCGTGTAGTCCGTATGCGTGGAAAGTATGTGTCTATTGATCCTCGTGAGTGGAAGAACAACTACGATGTATCTATTAGCGTAGGTTTGGGTACTGGTAACAAAGATCAACAAATGGCTATGGCTGCTATGGTTCTACAAAAGCAAGAGCAGATCTTGTCTACTCAAGGCTTTGCTAATCCGTTGGTAACTGTAGGTCAATATCGTAATACGCTTGGCAAGTTTATTGAGGCTGCTGGCTACAAAGACTCTAACGAGTTCTTTAAAGAGATTCCTCCAGAGCTAGATGCTCAGTTATCTCGGCCACAGCCACAACAGCCTCCGTTAGATCCAGCAGTACAGGCTTACATGGCTCAGACTCAAGCGCAGATTGATGGCGATAGAGCTAAGTTACAGGCGCAGATCGAAGCTAACCAAGTTAAGGCTGCATCTGAAATTAACCTAGCTAGAGAAAAAGCCTCGGCAGAGATACAATTGAAGCGTGAAATCGCTGCTGAAGAAGTTAAACTGGCTAGAGATAAGGCTACAGTTATGGCAGAGATTAAGGCTGTAGAATCGCTGGCTAAAGGGATGCAATGAACAAAGCTGAAAGAGCGCAGACATATCTAAGAGATGAGTTCTTTATTGAACTGTTTGAGGCTCAAGTTGAGTTGTATAAGAATATGATTTTTAGCTCTCACGAAGATGATGTAGAAGGCAGAGAACGAGCCTTAGTCAAACTGAGAGCAATTGAGGAATTTCATGCCTCTATTCAATCAATCGCAGATCAGAGCGAAATTGATAAGAAGCGCATAAGGTTTTTTTAACTACCATAAAAGGTAAAAACGATGAGCGAAAACACCAACCCACAAGGGAGTGTAGATACCACGATAGGCGGTGCAGCTAACGCATTT